CATGGGCATGGATCAGCAGCAGCGGCAGATCAGCGCGGCCAACGCGCAGATGGCGGCCGGGAACGCCCACACGGCGGCGCAGCAGCAGGCCCTGGACATGAACTACAACGAGTGGGCGAGGCAACAAAATTACCCGATGACCCAGCTCGGCATCCTCCAGGGCGGGCTGAACGGGTACAGCTCGGGCACTCAGCAGATCGCGCCGGGGGGCAGCAGCAACACCATGGCCAACGTGCTCGCGGGCGGCCTGGGGGTCGGCTCCGCGCTCTACAACGCGCCCCAACTCATCAGCGGCGCGAAAGCCGGTTACGACGCGATCTCCGGCCTGTTCGGCGGCGGCGGCGGGTCCTCGCTCGGCTTCTATGAGAACGGGATCTTCGGCTGATGGCGGGCAGGCTCAAGAAATCACGGCCGACGCGGCGCGACGCCGAAGACGCGGCAGTCCTGAAACACGCGGGCGATCCCGCGCACATCAACCCGGCCGAGGACCGGCTGCTTGGCCGCCTGATGCCCGAAGCGCACGGCGCGGTGGTGACCAAGGGCCTGCTAGCCGAGGCGGGCAGGCGCGGCGACGACCGGGTAACCAAGCTTGTCCCGGCCGAGGCGGCGTTACTGAGGCGCAGCGGCGGCTCGGGCACGCGCAACCCGGCATCCGGCCTGCTGGAGTATTCGGGCGGCGGCATGTCGGGGTCTGAGGGCAACGACAGCGTTGGCAGCGTCGGCGGGCCGGGCGACAGCAAGAACGGCGACACGATGGGCGACACGTCGGGCGGCAATGACCGGCTGGGGTTCCGCGCCTACGACCCGATGAAGCAGCCCGCGATTGAGAGCCTGCTGGCGGCCCCCTCCTTCATGCCCGAGGGCATGAGCATGCGGCAGTACAGCCCGCGCGACACCTGGGGGCGGCTGTTCCAGGAGTATTTCAAGCCGAGCGTCCGCGCGCCGGGTCGCTACGGCGCGCCGAGCGCTGTTGGGCCGGGCATCATGGGCACGATGGCGGGCTTCCTGACCGGCCAGCCGATGAGCGCCATGATGGGCCTGGGGGCTGCGATGGGCCGGGCGTCCTCGCCCGCGACGCAGGCCGCCAGCGCCGCCGAGATGAGCGAGCGGGGGGCCATGAACAGCACCGGCCAGCAGCAGAGCCACGACCTCAACGCCATCGACGCCAAGCTGAGGCTGAGAGGGGGCGAGACCCCGGCCGCAGAGACCATCGGGCAAGCGCCGCCGCCCGGCTTCACCCTCAACCCGGCAGGCCAGATCGTGCCGCTGGCCGGGCAGGGCCAGGGGGATAACCGCGCCGCCTGGAAGGACCCGGCTCAGAACCTCATCGCGGATTACATCTGGCGCGGGCGTCAGGGATCGGGGCTGCTCGGATGGTGATGGGCAATCGCTACGATCCGATCATCGCCGAAGCGTCGAGGCGCTTCGGGGTGCCGGAAGAACGCATCCGCGCCGTCATGCAGGTGGAGAGCAGCGGCAACCCCGCTTCGCGCTCGCCCAAGGGCGCGGCCGGGCTCATGCAGGTGATGCCGGGCACCTATACGGATCTGGCGCGGCGTCACGCCCTCGGGCCGGATCGTTTTGACCCTCGAAACAATATCATGGCCGGGACCGCGTATCTCGGCGAAATGTTCGAGCAGTTCCAGAACTGGGACGAGGCGACCCAGGCGTACAACATGGGGCCTGGGCGGGCGATGCGGGTCCGCAACGGCACCGCGACGGTGCCAGCCGAGACGGCGGCCTATTTGCCGAAAGTGAACGCCGCACTTGGGATTTCCACAAATGGCGGGCAGGGGGGCGATATGGTGCCGGGATTGAGACGACCGCAGCCGGGGCAGACTTCGGGCATGGGGGCGGTGTTCGGGGCGGCCCGACCGGGCCAGTCGCTGACCGGCCTGCTGGAGGTTGACGACGAGAACAATTTTTACGACGGCCTGGGCAACCTGTTCAACGCCGGGCAGACCCGCAGCCAGCCGCCCGGCCCGAGTATTGGCAGCGCGAACGCGCAAGGGGGTGGCGGCAATACTTCCAACGCGCAAGGCGGCCGGATCGACACGCTGATTGACCAGCTCAGCCAGCCGGTGGACCGCTCTAACCGGATGGGCGCGGGCGGCATGATGATGCAGGGCGCGCTCGGCGCGGTGCTGCCGCTGGCCGGGGAGCGGGGCCGCAAGGTCGGCATCGGCGAGCTGCTGGGCTCCCTTGGCTCTGGGTTGACCAGGGGCTCGGCCGCCTTCCAGCAGCAGCAGAAGGATGACCGCGCCGAGCAGGTCGGCGAGCTGGGCAACCTGATGAAGGTTGACGACTACCGGACCAAGCAGGCCACCACCGCGCGCCAGATGCAGGCCGCGAACGCCTATGCCGACCAGATCCAGAGCATCAACCCGGCACTGGCGGCGGCGGTGCGCGGCAATCCGTCCCTGATGGACGAGATCGCCAAGGCGCAGGCGGCGCAGACCTTCCAGAAGGACGAGCCGACCAACCAGCATCGCAACGCCGTAGCAATGGGCTACCGGCCGGGTAGCCCCGAGTACATCGCCTATGTCCGGCAATCCTCGATGCCTGCGGGGGCCACCACCGTCAACATGGGCACCGCCGAGAAGGAGGAGGATAGGGAGTTCGGCAAGGAGCTGGTCAAGGAATACGCTGACGTTCGCGGGGCCGGAATGGCTGCGGAAAACCAGCTCCGCCAGCTTGAGATCGCGCGCAAGATCCCCGTGGTGACCGGCTCGACCGCGCCGCTGTTCGCCAAGGTCGGGGCAGTGGCCGAGAGCCTGGGCTTCGACCGCAAGGTGCTGGAGCAGTTCGGCCTGGGGCAGGCCAGCAGCGCCGAAGCGTTCACGGGCGTCATGAACAATCTGGTGCTCGCCAAGCTGGCCGAGCAGAAGGGGCCGCAGACCGACCAGGACGCGGCGCGCATCCAGGCCACGATGGCGAGCCTGGGCAACACGCCCGAGGCGACAGACTTCCTGATGGGCACGGCCGCAGCACTCGCTCAGCGCAACGTGGACCGGCTTGCCTTCTATGAGCAGTACAAGGCTTCGACGGGCAGCTTCAACGGGGCCGGGGCGGCGTGGCGGCAGCACACCGCCGACCAGCCGCTGGTCGGGACCAACCCCGAGAGCAACCGCCCGGTGTTCTATAACGAGTTCGAGCGCGCCATGCAGGAAGACAATCCCGGCATGGACCAGGGCACGATCAGGCGGATCTGGGCCGAGAAGTACGGCGGCAAGATGACCAAGCCGGACACGGCGGGGCAGGCGGCCAATGCGGGCAAGGCGGTCGGCACCCTGGCAAGCTTCGCCACGGAATACTTCGCGCAGAACCCGAACGCGACGCTGGATCAGATCCGGCAAGCCTGGGAGGCCGCGACGAATGGCCGCTGAGTACATCGACCGCTTCGACAACCCGGCGGCCAAGCTTCCCGGCGCTTCGGCGGCGGGCGCTCTGGTCACGCCGCAGGCTAGCCCACAGGCTACGCCGCAGTTCATCGACCGCTTCGACCAGCCCGCAACGCCGCAAGCCGACCCGATGCGGTTCGGCACGGCGATGCCCGAGCTCCAGGTCCCGAGCGCCGAGATTGGCGTGCCGCGCCAGCCCGCATGGCCGCCGAGCCAGGAGCTGCGCCAGCAGCCGCCCGACAGCGTTTCCTACAACCCGACTGATCCGGGGGCGGACAACTTCGGCGGCGACGCGGGCTTCCTGACCACGATGAAGGCCAGTCTGGTCCCGGAAACCAGCCCGGAGAACATGCGCAAGCAGTTCCGCATCTACTCGCGCGACATGGGCATTCCCGAGGATCGCTTCTTCCTCGACAACGAGGGCAACCCGGCCTGGATCGACCTGAAAGGCAACAAGCATCTGGTCGTGCCCACGGTCGGCGGCGGCGACTGGAAGCAGCCGCTCGACATGGCGCGGCGGGTGGGTGCTGCGGTCGGCGATAATGTCGGGGCGAGCGTGGCCCCTGTGGTCGGGGGCGGCGCGTCGATGGTCGCGGGGCCGCTGGCGGGCGCGGCGACGGCGGGCGCGGCCGACCTGGGGCGGCAGGCGCTGGGCAATTACTTCGCCGGATCACCCCTCGACGACCTCGATTACGGCAACGCGGCGTGGCAGGCGGCAGGCGTCGGGACGGCCGAGCTGGCCGGGCAGGTCGGCGCTTCGGTGGCGACCCGGCTGACCCAGAAAAACCCCTACAACCTGCGCGACGGCGAAATCCGCGAGCTGCAACAGCAGATGCCGCTGGTCCGGAACCGGGCGAACACGGCGACACAGCTCAACATGCAGACGACGCCGTACGATCTGGCCGGGACCGAGGCCCTGCGCAGGCTGGAGCAAACGGTGTCCAAGCAGCCCGGCTGGGCGGGCGACATCATGAAGGCGTACTACGACCAGCGCAGCGACTTCAACTTTCCCAACGCGGTCGGCAACCTGTTCGGCCGGATCAGCAAGGAAGGCGTGCCAGCGGTCGGCCTCGACAAGCTGAAGCGCGGGGCCGAGAACACGCTGGCCCACATCCGCGATCAGCAGGTTAACCAGGGCGTGCGCGGCGGCTGGGGCGAGGCGATAGCTTCCGGGGTAAAGCCCGATATCCGCCCGGCGGTGGCCGAGATCCAGGCCCGGCTGCCGCACGCCTCGGGGCCGGTCAAGGCGGAGCTGGAGCGCATCCTGAAGGACCTGCACGACCCGGTGCGCGACGGCGGCCACATCGGGGCGGGCTCGCTGATCACCGATTTCGAGAAGCTGCACAACATCCGGCTCGACCTGGAAGGCTCCCTGGAGGGGTTGCGGCGCACCCTGCCGCCTTCGCAGCGCGGGCGCATGACGGAGGTGCTGGAGCCGATCTATGCCAAGTTCAATGCCGCGCTGGAGGCCGCCCATCCCAACTACGCGGCGGGCACCGAGGCTTACAGCCAAGCCGGGAACGCCGCCGCCGACCTGCGCGACGGCGTTCTGACGCTGCTGAGCCGGGACCCGGAGGTTGGCGGCAAGCTGAGCGATGTGCTGTTCAACGCCGACGCCGAGACGGTCAAGCGGGCGCGCCAGCTCTTCATCGCGGCAGGCCAGGGCGACGCCTGGGACGCGGGCACCAGGGCGTTTCTGGAGAACAACCTGCTCTCTTCGCGCGGACCCAACGTGGCGGGCGGCTTTTCGTCCAAGTCGGCCCCTTTCGACAGCCACCGGATCGCCATCGATGAGGCCCTGCCCGACGAGGCGCTGCACCTGACGCGCGACGTGCTCGACATCGGGCGCAACATGGGCCGGGTCAGGCACCCGGCCAACCGGGCCGAGGTTGAGAACGTCCGGCTGGAGGAAGACCGGGTTGGGCGCGGGGCCGTCTCCCAGGCGGTGCGCGCCGCGTTGTCGCCGTTCCGCTTCACGAAGGAGCTGGGCGACGACATCGTGAGCCGGGCCTTCAACGCCAACGCCGCCGAGATGGCGCTGAAGCTGACCGGCCACCAGACGCCGAAGCCGCCCGGATTGCTGCGGCGGATGGCCGGGGTCGCGCCGAGGGCGGTGCCGCCGCAGGGCACGCCGCAGGTCCTGGAGAACCTGGAAGCGACGACGCTCAGCCCGTTCGGCGGCTGGCAGCGCCACCTGCTGGAGCGCGCGATTGCCAACGGCGGCGGCATGAATGCTGTGGCCTACGGCAGGGCGAGCGGCCTGCTCGGCCAGCAGGACCCGACCGAGCCGACCGCCGAGGACCTGCGGCGCGGCCTGCTCAATATGCGCTGATGCGCGACTGGCTGTGGTTCCTGGCCATGCTCACGGCCTATGTCGGCCTGAGCGTCACTGTCGGGCTGATCCTCGCCCGCCTCTGATGCGCTGGCTTCATGGTTTTTTCATCGCGCTGGCGGCGGTCTGGATCGCGGTCGGCGTCGCGATGGTCATTGCCCAGGCGGCGCGGCCATCCTGGGGAGGGGAGAGACACGGCATGGTTCACCTTCGCAAGGGAGATGTAGATGTACTCGCCCGAACCCTGTTCGGCGAGGCGCGCGGCGAGAAGCGGGCCGGAATGGAGGCGGTGGCCTGGGTGATCGTCAACCGGGCGCGGCGCGGCCCGCCCCGGTTCCCGGCGACGATCAGCGAGGTCTGCAAGCAGAGATGGCAATTCACCTGCTGGAACGCAACCGATCCGAACAGCCGCCTGTGCGCGGCGGTGGACGAAAGTACACCTTCGTTTTTGCTGGCGCTCAACGTGGCGACGGCGGTTCTAGGCGGGATGGTCGAGGACCCGACCAAAGGCGCAGACCACTATCACACCATCGGTATGAAGACATACCCTGATTGGGCAAGCAAAATGCAATTACAGACAGTAATCGGCAAACATAGATTTTATTCCGAACAGATGAAGGGCGGTTAGCTACAATGCCGGATGCCTTTGAGAGAAGCCTACGCCAGACGAATAGTGTGCGCCGTGCTGGCCAATATTGACAATTGGCGAGACAGATGCTTGGAGATCGAGCAGCACGCGAACACCGGCAACAAGGTTCGCGCGCTTTCGCTGGCGCGGGATTTGGAGATGGCGCGCCTCAGCCTCAAGCGGCTGGCCGACCTGCGCGACGATGAGTGCCCATGACGCCGGAGCGGGCCGACCAGATCCTGCGCGGGATGCTGGCCAGCATCGGCCTGTGGATCGAGGAGGCCGAGGTGCTTGACGAGCTGCGGCCGGGGCAGGCGGCGCACCTGCTGGCAAGCCTGCAGCAGGCGGAAACCTCGCTGCGGCAACTAATCGAGCGCTCTTGCGATTAAGAGGTATTTAATAGCCCGGTGATAGCCTGCTGATAGCCGGGGTTCCCCATTTGGGGAGACGTTATGCTTGCTGCGTCGTCCGAGTGGCCCCGGCGGCTATTCGGGACAGGGACATGACCAAGCGCCAGCTACTCGCCCACCTCAGCCAGCCGAGCACGTGGCGCGGCATCTTTCTCCTTTTGTCGGCGATTGGCGTTTATATCCGCCCGGATATCGCGGAAGCGATTATCGCGCTGGGCATGGCGGCTTCTGGTTTGGTGGGCGTCCTGACCAGCGACCCCGCCCCCGAGCCGCCCCAGGCCGTCGAGTAACCCGGATGGCCTATCTCGGCGGCATGGAGCCTGACGAAAGGGAGATGCTGCACGATCTGGTGCGCGTCTTCATTGAGAAATTGCACGTCCAGCAGCGACTGAGCGAGGATCTGGCCCGCAAGCTGGCGGCCGCCAACGAGAGGCTGGAGCTGTTGGAAGCCTCCAACTACGGGTTGTTCTGATCGTGGGCAGCCTTCGCAAGCCCAGGTTATCGGACAGCCAGATCTGCGTAGCCTACCAGGGCGGCGAGGCGCGAAGCGTGGTCGCGATGCGGGCCGGGATGGTGGACCGCGAGCTGTGCGAGGTGCTGCGCAGGAACGGCGTCGCCTTGCGCGACGATGCCGAGAACAAGGCGCTGTCCGTCCAGAGCCGCGAGAAGTGGAAGTCCACCATGAGGATGCGCATCCGCCTGCGCAAGCGGCCCTGAAATGCTTGACCTCGCGTTCCACAAAGGTCTGTTGAGCGGAACGCACTACGCGATGGCGCTGCTCCGCCCCCTGAGCACCGCGAAGAAGCCGCGAAACCCGTACTGGTGCCCGATGCGCTGGTTATGTTTCCGCCTGGGCTTTTCGCTTGGGGCTTATCAGACGCTGTACAAAAGATAGTCCTGCGAAAATGCAGGGTGTGATAGCCTTGGGCTACTCCAGTGCTACAGCCCAAAGGACACCACATGTCGAAGCTGCCTCAATTAAACCTTCGCATTCCCGGACAGCACCACGAGCTGGTGCGCGCCATCGCCCACCGCCTGCGGGAGCGGGATGGCGGGCAGTTCGCAGCACACCTATCCGCCTTCCTGGACGAAGCCGCCGCCCCGCCCCCGATACCGGGGCCTGATCTGGCCTTCCGTGTGGACGAGCTGGAGGAAAGGCTTGAGGCCCTTCAGGCGTATCTGCTGAAGCGGCTGGAAGCCCTGGAGCCGCAGCCCACCAAGCGGCTGAAGCGCGACATGGTGAAATCAAGTCTGCGGAAAATCTGATTTCACCATTCCCGACGATATTCCTAATCATGACGGCGTATCGATACGCCCCTTCAAATCGTGACGGGGATTGTTCACTTTCATACGTCGTCGGCAAACGAAGGTTTGACGGGCTGTCTAGTCGATGGCGGCGCGAGCCTTGCGCATTGTGTCCAAGATCGGCCCATAAACGCTAGGGCTACCTGACAGGCCAGCGGCCATGTCGAGACGGTCGGCAGCTTCTTTCAATAGCGCCTTCAGCCGCTCAACCTCGGCTTCCGCCGTCTCTGCACGGGACCTCCAGAAGCGATCAGGCAAGTCAATTTCCATCTCGATTGGCATGGTTCCTCTCCTTTTCCAGTGTCCAAAAATCCGTGTTATCGGACGCTGATATTACCTCAGCGCGACCAGCACGGCGGTCGCGATCATGGCGAGGTTCATGATCATGTTGAGCG